TTTGCAAAATCAACGTCTAAACCTTCAGCCTTAATAGTAACAACTTGATTAACCTCAATTGGTTTTTCCAATGCCTTGCCTTCCTTCACACCACCTGTTGCGGTTTTAACTACGTCGTCAATCGTTTTTGGTAAATCTATCAAAACCTTATTGTAAGCACCAGTCATAACATCACTATTTTTAGTTACAAAATTATTCATAGTACCACCAACTTGTGTTAATTTGTTCGCCATGGTGTCTAAACCTACAGAAAATTTATCAGTCTGGATAATTGTTGACGCAAACATTGTATTAAGTTGATTTGTTGATGTAGTAAGTTGTTCGTTTGCTGACATTTGTGATTGTACAACACCTACGTTACTTTTGTCGGTACTTAATTGATTTCCTTTGTTTTGAACTTGTTCTAAAAGTTTTGTAAGTGTTTCAGGGCTTCTATTTAATTCTTCCAATCCTTTTCCACCAATTTTAATTTCACCACCTTTACCCACTTCAGAAATATTAACCAGTGTTTGTTTGTCTTCTTCGGACATACCGTCAAACGCAACACCTTTAAAACCACTTAGTATTTTTTCGTTTTTAGCTAATTTTAATGCCGCCTCTTCAATTTTATCGGCATCAATTCCAAGATTTTTTAATCCTCTTAATCTTAATCTTTCATTTGCACTTATTTCAAATTGTCCTGATTCTTCATTAAATGTTGCAATACCTCTTGTTGCGTTAATTAATTGGTCATTTAATCCTTTTAAATCATTTTGTGCCATATATAACAATTGAGCACCATCACCTAATTGTGAAAATGAACCACCCAATGTCTGTAATTGTGCTGCATATTCAAAAGCCTTTTCAGGACTATCCATAATTTGGTCTGCAAAATTCTGTGCAACACTTAATGTATCACCTAACACTTGTGATTTAGCAACCATAGATGCTAAGTCGTTAACACCTTTTGGGAAACCGTATTTAGTTAAAATGTCTAATTTACCCGCAACTGTAGTTAAAAATTGACCAGTATTTAATCCGTATTTTTGTGCTGTATTAACTAATTCAATTTGTTTACTCATTGAGGCGTCCATACCTCCACCAACTTTATCAAAGAAACTTCCAAAACTATTAATTGTTTTTTCATCAACACCAAAAGTTTTAATCGCCTTTGCGTTTACTAAAAATTTTTCGGATAAAAAGGTTGTTCTTCCTAACTCGTTATTAATTCCTTTGTAGATATCAAAAACATCTTCAAGTTTACCACCCATTGCAACAATGGTAACCGCGGCTTTACCAAACTCACCTTCAATACTTTTTGCGAATCCAGCTCCTTGGCCTAAACTTCTTGCTACTGATATGTTTTTGTCTTGAAATTTACTTATTGTGTCAAACGCATCTTCTATTGTCTTTTTTAACCCGTTTGGTGTTAAATCAAAAGTGCTTGTTATTGCGGTTCGTAAAGCGGTAACTTTTTTTGATAGTCCGTCAACCGCTTTGCTTGTTTCGTCAACAATATTTTCACCTGCCATAATGATAAATATTATCTATTGGATTTTTCTCGTTCTTCACGTATGGTATCATACTCTTCTATTACCTTACCTATAAAATATTTACGTTCATATGTGGGCATAGTCATAACATCAACATAAGAGAAGTTGGCGTTTTTGACCAAGAAAAATGTTTCGTCTAATATTATTTTTTTATAATCCGAAGAAAGGGCGAAAAAAGTCCACCCCAAAACTGACATTTACATCAATCATTTCTCCAGACGGGGTTTGTGTTTTTTTGTTTAAATCTAATCTTGGTTCAACATCTTTTAAAAATGTTCTAATATGTTTTGAATCCATTATCGGCATTTGTTGGACGTACTTAACAATTTCACTCTTGTCTTCATTGCCATTTATTGAAACTATTTGAGCTTCTAATTTTCTTGTGATTTTTGGTGCAATAACACCAACAGGATATTTGTCCATTTCATCATCAATTAGAGCTTCCTCACCATAAGTTAAAATACGTAATTTAACATTATCACCAGACATTGGTAATGTTGTTGAAAATAGTGCTTGTAAATCAGGTTGAACTTTTTGTTCTTTAATATTTATTTCACTTAAATCAATATTGGCTTCAAAAAGATTTCCGGTTTTGGGGTCAACTAAATTAAGTTTATATTTAGTTCCAAAAGCGGTATTTCTTAAGAAAATTAAAATGGCTTCGACATCACCAGTTAACATATCATCAATTCTAAAATCATGTTCGTAAATTTTAGTTTTTAATAATTGATTTATTACATTCATAATACCTTTATTGGTATTGGCTAATAGATTTTCATCTTGTGCAGTTAAATAACCAACCTTAACTGATTTCTTTTTATTAGCATAAAATAAACCTTGTGAAGGTAGTGGTACCACATCGTGTGGTAAGTTAAAATTCATTTGTCCGTATTGTATTTCGTTTTCCATAAAAAAAGCCAGAGATTACCCCTGGCTTTAAATATAAACTGACTTTGTTTTTTGTAAATGAAATATTAATAAACTAAGATACATCTATCAGGACGAAGTGTCGCTGTGATGGTTTGTAAACCGTCATCAGTATATGCCACACCCTGAAAGTCCACGTCTGTTAGGAAACAACCTTGTAAAATCCATTTTTCAACCGCAACACCTGTCGGGTCTAACATTTCCAAAGTAATATCCTTTTTGTAACCAGCAGCATATCCCATACGACCTGTTACTGATTCAGCGTGTAAACGAACCCACTCCATAAGAGCTTGAGCAGCTGATGGTCCAATAGGGTCACGGAAAGTAACACCAATTGTTCCCCATTCAAACATACCAGCAACATAAGTTTTGGTATTTAAGAAAGGAATTTCTTTTGATGCAATTGTTATTTTTGGTCTGGCAGTAGATTCTACATACCAAGAATTAATACCCAATGAAGTAGGAAACGTCAAAATAAATCGGTTTTTACGTTTTGGTTCATACGGGTCGGGCATTTTCATTAATAAGTCAGCCATGTTATTATATTTTTTGTTTTAATTATTTTAGTTTATTTACCTATAAATACTTGATTGTTCAAAATTTTTGTATTATATTTTCTAGGCGTTCTAGTTTATTAGTTATATTAAATATTAATATTTTGTTTTAGTTTGTGATTTAGTTAAATAAGTTGTTACTGGATGCTCTAGTCCAAATTCTTTGTTTAAGAATTCTTTAACTTTTTCCACATTTCTTTCATCGTCATCTGAGAAACCTATTGAAGGTACCACAAAATTATTGGACACATCATTTTTGAACAATACTTTACCACCCACTTTGTTTGCAAGTTCCTTACAATAAGTGATAAATTCTCTTAACGCATTTATTTTTCCCTCTTCAGGATTGGCTTCAGAACCAGTTCCGAATGATACAGGGTGAAAACGACACATATCCAAATATTCTTTAATCATTGTATTGTCATCTTTAATATCCTCACCTGTAAAATCACGATATCTCTTTAATGATTCCACCAATTTTTCTTGGTCCAAACCACTCACATTATTTTTGATGAGTTTGTAAACCGCTTGTTTTAAAATCATCGGGTTGTGTCCACGAGCTGTGATGATGGCGAAAATTGACCCACCATTAACACACTCAACAAAATCGTCCCATGATGGTCCCAAACTTGCCGACATTACATCCACCAAAAATTGTTTTTCACCTTCACCTCTAAAATTTCTAAAAGGATTTGACGCAAAACCAACAATCGTTTTTCCATTATATACAAATGGTTTTTTTCCCAATTCGTTTCTGTGTTCAGCAAAATCATCTGTTGACATACCAATTTCATTATCTTTGTCATCCAAAATCATAATCTTTGTTGGCATGTTCATTACATTGTCATCCCAATCAAAAGCATAATATTTGTGGTCAGGTAATCCTGATGGGTCCATACCCTCAGTTACCATTTCCAACAAGTGTCTTCTAATTGATTTTTTTAAATTCATTACTTTTTGTCTTTTGATAATTTTGAAATGATACTTTCTAACTGTGATTCAGTTAAAACAATGTTTTGTGGTTTTTTAGAATAAGTTTTTTTACCATTAGTTGGTACCTCTAAACTTTCCATTAATATTTTTTTTGTGAATTCCATAGTTTTATATAAATAATAGGGAGAAGAGTTTTATTTCTTCTCCCGTGTTTATTTTTAGATATTTTCAAACGAAGCTCCTGTTGGTGTAATTAAGAACTCAATGTCAATGAATTCAAGAGCTTTTGTTGGTTTAAGGTAAATTTTACCTGTCATTGTATTTCTGTCTAAGTCTTCAGGTGTGTTTGTTACAACAACTCTAAAGTCAATTAAACCTCTATCTCTTCTGATTGAATCCAAGATTGGATTAACAGAGTCTAAGAAATCTTGTCTAACTTTGTCATCGTTTTGTTCAAACAACAATCTAACAGCCACTGCTGAAATTAACTTACGAGCTTGTAATAACAATCTTCTTACGTTGATTCTATCAAGAGCTGATTCAGCAACTTGAGTAGTTTTGTTACCCCAAATCAACGTTCCAACATCTGAAAAAGTTGCAATTGGGTTAATTCTACCTTGATACAATGTATCTCTGTCGTCTTGTGTAAGTTTCTTACGAGCTTTAACCGAATTTACAATACCTCTTGTGTAACCCGCAGATGCGAACCAAGGGAATGAAATGTTATCAGTTAACGCTAAGTTTCTACAAACTTCAGCTGTTGCTGGAAGATAAATTTGTGTATTGTTAACAGTATCTCTTGTTAATACCCAAGGGTAATAAGTTGCTGTGTAATTTGAATCAATACCAGTACCGTCTAAGTTATCAACCGCTTCAGTTGGGTAGATTAAATCAGTTGCTGGTGATGTTGTAGTATCAACAAACATGTTATAGTCAGGACAAGTCATGATGTATAATGAATCTGCTCTTTGAGTTTCAATCATGTCAATAGCATCTTCAACTAAGTTTGAGTTAGTAACAAAGTCAATACCTGGTGTTACAAACACGTTAATATTAGTTGCTTCAGGGTTAGCAAATGTTTGTTGTCCTAATAAGTATGCGTAGTAATCAGTATTTGCCCATTGTGTTGAGTTACCCTCAACTGTGATTTGTTTGAACGCTCCCCATCCAGTTGCTGTTGGGAATTGTGTTGATGGTGCAGCTCCTTTCATATAACCCGAACCACCTAATACATAGTTGTCACCGTTTGTTCTGTATTTTCTATAAATGTCCCATCCGTCAAATCCACCACGTGCAAACAATGTGTATTTTCTTGATTGGATTCTGTAGTATGGATTTGTTGGGTCCGTTGGGTCAGAAGTGAACGACGCATTACCAACTTCAAAAGCCGAAGTACCTGATGTACTATAAACGTTTGAAATTGTAACCACAGTTGCACCTGAGTCCATGTGATAACCTTTTGACAAGAAATCCCATTCTTGTGATGTGGTTGCCGTTGCAAGATTATTTGGATTTTGTTTTCCTTTATAGTTGTAATATTCAGGGTCATATCCAATTGTATCTGAAAGACCTAAGAATGTTCTATTAATTTTATCGCCAGCACTTCTTTGAACTGTTGAAAATGGTGGTTGATAAATTACTTCACCAGCAACATCATATTTAGTTTTGTAAATTGGGAATGGTGTAATTGCTCCGTAGTAATTTCTCATTAAGTAACCCTCAAATCCACATGGTAATGCATCTACAGGTGCTTCGTTACTCATTTCCAACATTACATATTTTGACCTTACAGCATATTCACCGTCACTAGTTCCTATTTTAACACCCACATAACTATTTGTACCAACATTCATTGAGCAGTTTGTGAATTTTTCTAAATAAACAGGACTTGCATCTGTGTCATTATACGCTCTAATACCGACATCAAATGTCCCATTATTAAATGAAACATTTAAGATTGAAATTTTAACTTCTTGGTTTGCGTCGTTACCATCTGAAATTAAGATAAATTTAAATAACTTATAAACATTTGTACCTCTCAACTCTGAAACCACATAAGGAGTTTCTGGTGTTTGGTATTGTTCTAAATACCAACCAATTGAACGGTTTAATGAGTTATCGTCTTGAGCTGATGGTAATGCTGTTGCGGATGACTGTATGCCTCTAATATAACCTTTCTTATATGAATAGTTTAAGAAATTGTTAAATTCTTCTTCAACAAACAACGGAACTTCATTACTTGGTTTTCCAAAATTAGATTGACCAAATACCTTAGAAATAAAATTAGTATCAGTAGAATCTAATGAGGTTTTAAATTCAAACGTATTTCCATCGTAAGTAATACCTGAAACACCAAATGGTGAATAAGGACTCATTGACGCTCCTGAGTATACACCATTAAAATCTAATTTAACATTAGTTGTACCCGTTACTTGGTATAAAGGATTAGTTGTTGTTGTGTAATTTGAAACACCTCTTGAACGAAGAGTTGCAATTACAACATCATTGTAATTTGTAAATGCGGTACCAATTTGAGTAAACGCAGAAAACTGAACCGAACCCGAGAATGAACCTGTTGAGCCAGTTATTGTATTAATTTTTGATTCAAAAGAATATCCCGAATAACCATTTCCAATTGTTGGGTCAAACTGTGAGTAATACCAAGAGTCGTTATCTCTACTTGAGTAAGTTGTTAAAGTACTCTTTAAACTTGGTACACCATATACGTTTGTCAACCCTGTGTATCCCGAACCTGTCAAAGCGTTATAATATGTGTCAGGTAGTGTTCCAAATACATAAGCAGTTGTTGCACTTGTTGAGTTAGTTGATATTACACCACTAACAAATGATTTTAATTTATCTTGAATTGTAGACGTAGTTCCATCTGACAATGTGAATTGTGTGTTTAAATCTGTGTTAAATATTGCAGATGAAAAAGAACCAAATGAAATTGTTGATGTACCACCTGTTGTACCTGTGAAAGTTACAACAACTGATGATAACACAGCATTTTGAGTAACAGAACTACCACTTACGTTGGCAACTGTACTAATAGACCAAGATGGTCCCGCATCATAACCTGATAAACCAAGAATTCTTGATACAAAAAGTTGGTTAGATTGTGATAGATATGATTTAGCGATATACGCTGCTTCGTATTTTGGTATTTGTGTATCTACAAATTTTTCAGGTGTTGTACCACCAAAAATTGCTGAAAATTCATCGAAACTTGAAACGAAGATTGGCTCAAAAGCCGGACCCTTCAAAGTTTCTCCTACAATACCTAACGTTGTAACACCTACGCTTTGTGCTACAAATGATAAGTCACGTTCTGAAGTGTATACTCCAGGTGAAACGAAAACTTTATTTGATGTTGCCATTATTTGTTTGTTTTTTTATAAGTTGTTTTATTTAATACATAAATATTGTTGATTTTTGTAAAAAACTTAGTATACGGATACTATTTATAATTCAGTATGAATAAATTCTACCTTTTTTCTACCTTATGAAAAAAACCCCCAAGAAAATAAAGAATATAAAGATTTCTGAAGAATCACACGCAATTCTTAAAAAGTATTGTGAACAGAATGGACTTAAGATTTACGGATTTTTAGAAAATATAATCAAAGAAAAATGTCGTGTAAAAACTGACATTTACGGTGACCCGTTAGACTAATTTGATATCAAATAATATATTTGAATTTTGGTTGGTTTTACCCGTTTGTTTTTCAATAACAACCTTTAATCCCGTATTGGGACTCATAGGAAAATAAGGCAAATCTTTTCCAATATATAATTCAGTTCCCTGTGTTACAGTGAACGCACTATAATGTTCAACATTATTTGAATTCACAAAATAAAAATCATAATTTGTTGGTAATGAATTTTGATTTAAAATTGTGTTAGAACCGATAAATTGATAATTGGTTGGCACGGTATCGGGATTAGGTTCTTTTGATACCGCTTTTCTCGCTCTTGTTTTTACACTAACATCTACCATTGTTAAAACTCTTGATACCGCAGGTGCTACCTCAAACTGTTCCTCATCCAATAAAACACCCAACATTTTAAATGTATAGTTTTGAATAAAGTATCTTCTTTTTTGTAATTCAACAACTGACTCATCAGAAATACTATCCATGACGATTGGGATATATCTACCCTTAATCAAAGCATACGACTGTCTTGATGAAAATTTATCAAGTACTTTTTGGTTAAATGAATTTAGTTCTCTCATTCTGTTTGTAAAAATTTTTACCTCAAATGTAATGTCAACAGGAATTGGTTGTGGTATTTTATAAACATCCATACCATTTCTTGCTCCGTCAAAATTTGGAACCAATGCGTATTGGAACAATGGTCGTCCTGGTATTCTATAATTTGTGGCTCCCTGATTTGTTCCATAAGGTGTTTCAGGTTTTCTAACTGTTGCAACAAAAGGTGGTTTGATGTTTGAATCCAAATCTTGAAAGTTCCAAGTTTGTGTAAACTGAGCCCAGTTCTGAGTTGTAATAATTACATCAACAGTATTAACAACTTTTCCATTAACATTAATTCCCAAATCATTTTTAACAAAATCCAACATTCCCCTATCCAAATCGGCATGATAAATTCCTTTTGGAAGATAAGTTCCATCTTTTTGAATTTGTTCCAACAATTCTTCCCTTCTTGGTTGAAGAATTTTCTTTGGTGATAAAGAAATGGTTTTAAGAAGTTTTTTCGGTGTTGCCATTATATTCCCTTAAATTCGTCTTCACTAACAGGTGTACAAATAAATGTTCTGTAAAATGGTTTGTATCCACCATAAGTGTGTTTATTGTCCGATGTAATCCTTCCGTCATCTGCAACTGAATAATATCTCATTCTACTTTCAGTTTCAGGATAACCTATGTAATCACCATATGAAATTGTAATTGCTTCCTCTTCTAAATAATGAAGATAAACGCTCATAATTAAATTACCAGGTTCTGTTTGACTTAATTTTGACGCTCCAAAAGTTGCCTGACTTGGTGATTCAATTTTGACAAAGGCTTTGATTTCAACAGGTGCCAAATATGATATTGAATCTGTTAAGGCTTCACCATAAACATCATCTTGATTTGTTTTACTCTTATCAACACGGTATAAAACCAATGTAAAGTTCATATCACCCATTAACCATTCCTCACCCATTGATATGTTTAGGTTAAAATCTTGTTCCCCAAAAAATTTAGATAATCTTGTAATTGGTACTTTATTTTGCATAATTAATTTTATTACTTTTAATTAAATTTTCTTTCCAACCTAAAGGTTGTAAATTACTATAATGACATAATTTATATAAATCGTGTTCGTTCTTAGACGATGATAACGGAACAATGTGGTCAATTACCCATTTATTTTCACCATACCCATAATTATCCCAATTCATCCAACTATCAAATTTTGTTCCTAAATAGTTTTTTAATTCGTGTGATGTACAACCCAAATACACCGAGTAATTATGTGATGGATTTTTAACATATCTTCTTAAATATTTTCTCAGTTTTATTATTAACCTAAAAAAACTATCATTTTGTTTTCTTTTTTTAGTTGAATTTAATTTTGAAATTCTTACTTTTTCTTTGTTATTTTCACGATATTGTTTGGCCATTAATAAATAATGTTCTTTATTTTTTTCTTTATGTTTTTTACTTTTGACTAAAATTGTTTCTTTATTGTCTTTATAATAATTGATACGATAATCAACACGAAAAGAATTTTCATTTTTTCGACATTCTTTACAAATAGACCTAATCCCCAACGGTGATTTTTTACACCTGTGAAACATTGAAATATTTTTCAACACGCAACACTTTGTACAAATTCTACTATCGGTAATCATTATATTGATAAATACAATAAAATTGATTATATTTCTTTATTAAAACTATTTGACTTGGAAAATTCCATAAATGAAAATTCAGGATTATTGGAACAAAAAGCCCTTAACGTATTACATGAATACGAAGGCGCAAATAACTATATCCTAAAATTAAAAGGTATTTTCAATCCAAACAAACGAGGTATCCCAACAAGAAGTCAATGTGAATACATTTTAAATTATTCAAACACAACACCAAAAGTTGCAAAAAAATGGGTTGAGATGGATGATTATTTTTCAGAAAAAATTGCAAACGAAAAACTTTATACCGTCCCACCAAAACAAGTGTGGATTGAAAAACTATTGGTTGAAAAAGATAAGTCATATCATATATGGGGTCGTTTTTTTGAGAGTGAACCATTAACCGATTTTTGGTTACCCAAAGCGGCGGTAATTAAAAACCCCGAACAATATTACAAAGAAATTGATTATTCAAAATACGCACACAGACCATTACTATCACACCAAGTTGAGTCGGTAGAAAAACTTGTTAAAACCAAAAGATTTATTTTGGCCGACGATATGGGTTTGGGTAAAACCACATCAACCATTGTGGCGGCATTGGAAACCGAAGCAAAAAGAATTTTAATCATTTGCCCCGCATCATTAAAGATTAACTGGCAAAGAGAAATTGAAAACTACACGGACCGTCCAACATATATCTGTGGTAGTAAAAGATATGAAGATGCGGATTTTGTAATTGTAAATTATGACATCCTTAAAAATTTCCACGACCCAAAAGACAGAGACAAATCACGTATATTAAAAAGTAATTTTGATTTGGTGATTATTGATGAAGCCCACTATATTCAAAACAAAACAGCTCAGAGAACAAAATTAATTAACGATTTTGTGAAGGGGGTTGATAGATTGTGGTTGTTAACTGGAACACCAATGACATCAAGACCCATGAATTATTTTAATCTGTTGGAACTTATTGAATCTCCCGTTGCCGCAAATTGGATGGCTTATGTTATCAGATATTGTAATGGATACCAATTCACGGTTGGAAACAGAAAAGTTTGGAATGTGATGGGAGCATCAAATTTGGAAGAGTTAAGAGACCGAACATCAAGACAAGTATTAAGAAGATTAAAAA